GATTTTGTCCCAAGCACCCACAGCTCACGCGAAGACGACTCAACCGTAACAACATCGTCCGGCCGGGCCTCCGCAGTCGCATAATCAAGAGCATCCCATGAATCACCATCATACAGACCCGATATCCATATCCGGCCGGAATCCGTCTCCGTAACAATAAAATATCCATCCTGAAACGTCACACGTGAAGATGCCGGATAGTCGCCATCACTGATCACAGCAAGCACACCAGCCTCGACGAGATAGCCCACCGCGGTACCGTCAACGATTATAATCTGCGTCCCGTTATCCGACATCGATACATTACCGGTTGCAGTTGCGATCTCACCAAGGTCTGTCACAACCCCGGCCGCATTAACGCTCTTCACATAACTGCCACACACGACATATATCAGATCGTCGAAGACATACATCCCGCGTACAACATTCTCAACAGCAAGATCAGCAAACGCCTTACATCCGGATGTCCCGTAAAGCGCTCGAACCTTCTTACCCGCAGTCGGATCAATCACCGGAAACAGATTCGTACACTCCTGGGCATTAAGCACCAGACTCCGACCAGCATAACTCCCACCAACAAACGGTATTTCCATAGTCTCGCCTCTTTTATCGGCTCAACAGCTCATCAGCTCATCAGCTGTTTGCCTTCCGGCCGCTCCGCGGCCTACCCTTCTTCAACATTATACGCCCGGCCAACCACACCCGGCACCCCAACCCTTGCCGGCGCAATACTACCAGCCAGGTTCCGGCTATTCAAAACCCCAAGCGACTGCTGCGCGTTAAACGCGACAAGCGGCGGTATCTTCCGTCCATAGTTCGGCGCCAGCTCCACCGCGAGGTTATAGATAAATGCGCGTTCGTACCCTTCCGGAAACGAAACATCAGTCGCAAGCGCAGCCAGCCCGTCAAGCGCCTTCCGGGAAAACAGGTGGATTGCCTCTGCATCATCCGGAGTATAGTACACATATATCGTGCCAAGCGGATACGTTGTGTCATAGTACAGATATTTCGGTCGTGACTGCGTTGATTTATCACCCAGCGGCCAGTACTCACTTATTGGTCTGATCTGAACCGGGTAATCGTGCCCGTTGATGTCACGTATAAACGCACCAATAATCGCAATCGGACGCGAAGTAGCAAAAGCCCCGGCTGGTCCGATCGTGTAGCTGGACGTACCGGCAACCAGATTGAAGGTCTCCGGTGTGACATAAAATATCGGCATGCCAGCGGCCGACCATGAATCGATCATCCTGTTCAGCTCAGACAGGCCGTCCGCGGCATCTTCGGCCTCAACAGCCTGTCCCGTCGCCAGCACCCCGATTTTCTTCAGGGCTGCACTTATAACATCATGCGCTGTCATTGCTTTCACCATCGGCCATGATCATAGCGATCATCTCCGCCTTGGTCTGTTTCCCGGGATCCAGGTCGAGATTAAGCCCCATCCCGTAAATAACGATTTCATCCTTATTCATCTTCTTGAGTGCAAAAACGCTCAGTTCGGGCGCATCAGGCACGATACCAAGAAAACTATCCTTCTCCGACTGGTTTTTGCATACCTGTTTTGCGCCAGTCTCCGGATGCGTCACGCGTGTCGGAAATTGTTTCCACAGATAACTCACCCATCCCTTTTCACGCCACTCCGCCTCCTGCGCCGGATTGTCGCACCGAACCGGCTCATCCTCATCCTTATGATACATATATACCGGATATTGTTTTCTCAATAAATCCATCTTGCCTGCCTCCTTTGAAGTGCCCGCTCCCATTACAGGAGCGGGCTGTTATTAAAGAGAAACCTCTTTAGGGTGTCGGGTGAACCCGATACGCTATCTTAACTACCACAGCGTTGTCATCACCGACATTTCCGCCTATCTCCGCGCCTGTATTATACAACTGTACCGTATTATTGGTCAAGTCGGATAACGCATTGGAAGCCTGGGGGCTGGTTGGGAAATAAGTAGCGATCTGATCTACGGCCACAGTAAGCAATCCATCCGTCTCAATGGATCCGGTAATATCGTCACCACTGGTACCATACTCGACTACAAGATCACTTCCTGCTCCAACCGTGAACGCATTGGTGCCGGCATAGTCCAGTATTATAACCACCGACACTACCTCAATAAATGCACTGGCCCCGGGCGTTGCAATAAGCTGCACAGGAGCTGCATTCAGGGTGAGAACAGCAGCACTGGCTATAGTCACTGTGTCATAGTGGATAACCGAACCGCTATCAAACCCGACAGAGGCCATACCGGTTGCGGCTCCTGTCACGCTGATATCCCAATCACTCGAATCGATCTGGACCGTACCACCGCCATCAAGTTTAATAGCTGCGGCACTGATAATATCGACACTTACTGCACCATCGATATCGATATCGCCATTTGCACCATCGGCATTGAGAATTATCCCGCCATTGGTAGCACTGACACTAATCGCATTCCCGGCAACCGCGCCAGCGGCACTTATGGCAACCTGATCGGCAACAGCTTCCTGTCCTGCGATGGAAATCAGACCATCCGTGGCAAGAATATTGACGTCATAAGTGGATTGAGTACCAATATCGATATCACCGGCAGTTGCGGCAATGTCGATACCGCCACCAGTTGCAGATATCGATATAGCATCAGCTTCAGCTTCATCAGAGTTGATTGTAACGGCAGACAAAACACCGTCAATATCAAGATCCTCCCCAGAAGCCCCGCCATTGGTAATATCAATACCGCCCGCAGTAGTAGTTATCTGCAAGGCGTCCGCTGCAGTACCAGCCGAAGCCAGTATGAGGGAGTAATCCTGTGCTCCAGTTGCCGAAAGAGTAAAATCATCATCGGCTCCGTCCGCGGCATGGGTTATTGTACCCGTAGAACCAGCAGCGGCTATCATGCTGGTAGTTACTCCGAGGTCGTCCAGGAAATATATATCATTTCCAAGGACATAGATTTTACTCCATCCGGTATAAGGAGTGGATGGAGCGACAGTAATTTCCGGGAAAGAGATATAATTATCCTGAGTCAAATCGATATCGGAAAACCTGTCATTTATCCCTGCTATTGCTCCTGTTGTGAAAAAAACAGCCAGGAGCAAAGCCAACACTATACTAAAAAGTCTCTTCATTGTTTCGTGCCCCTTTCCTTTCGTTTTTTTTAACCCCAGATCCTGCAGCAAAGCTCGGGATACTGGCACAGGACGCCGTACAGTATATCAAACCGTACAACTTCCTTATCCTCCTCAGGATCATACGACTTGATCACGCGCGAACTCAATCCCTCATAAGATTCGCGTGCACCCCATACAACACTGCTCGGGATCTCAATCGGTCTGATCGCCAGTGTAAATGCGTCCTTATGAAACGCGAGTGACTGCGGATACTGCACATCCTCGGTCCCTACAAAATCAAGCTCGGTGGTATCGACCGGTGAAGAATCGCATGTCTGGTACGCCCCGGAAGTAATAATCGACGGTGAGATCTTGATGTTCATCCCTGCCGCTCCATCATCTACCGCATTTTCAGTTACAACGAACTGCCTCAGCTCACCGGTAGATGCGCCGGTCTTCGGATTGACTGCATAAACGCCAGAGATCGTGAACACGTCGCCCTCAAGCAGAGTACCAGCGGCGCCCCAGCCTAATGTAACCAGAGTAGCTCCTGTCTGTGTAGCTCCATCAACAACCGGAGTGGATCCAGTTGCGAAATGACCACAGGTATGTGTCTGAACATTCTGCGCCATGTGGAAGTCGAGCTCCGCAAGCGAACCGATAAACCCTTTGGTAATGACGCCGTTAACGATCTTGTCGCTAAGCAGGCCCTTCAAACCTTTAAGAGTTTCCGCCTTGCCTTTTGGATTGACGAACACATGCCTCATATCGCCAGGCGTGGCCTCTTCATCCAGTTTACGCATCGCATCCGCATAAACATCGAAGTCCGCGGGTGCAACCCCGGGAGTTCCGACACTATTGGCAACCTTTTTATACAGTGCGAACAGATCGACATCCGGACCATTAGCCAGAGCGGACATAGCGGGCTTAACGTACCGTTCACTTACCCGTTCAACTGTATCGGTCATCTCCTTGGAACTCCACTCAAACGACACATGTGCCTGAGTAGCAACGGTAAGGGTAATATTGGCCTCTGCCAACGCAACCCCAGCCCGGGCACGGGCCTTGACCATCCTGAACTTATTGGGTTTCCGTATTCCAAGTGTCTCACCATCCTTGGAAAACTTGTTTTCCCAATCCCGATTAACAACCTTGGATACCCCGAGGTTATTCTCAAGCTGTCGCAACTGCTCCTTGGCGATCAGCGTCGAGGTTACATATACATTGGTTTCAAATGCCATGGTTCAATTCCTTATCCTTTCTTATCCTCCGCGCTTAACCTTGTCCCGGCGGTTCATCTCTGCGTTATATTCACCCTGGGTCATTGTCTCCAGCGTCTTTATATTAGCAGCAGACCCGGACACGGGTTTTATCGGGTCGCTCGCGTTAGATGCTATAGTAGTTTTTGCAATCTTCCTGGCCCCGGAAGAAATGTCTTGTATCGCCATCGCGGCCTCGACCACACCCATCTGTGCGATCTCGGTTGCGCGTTGCGGATTCTTACCCAGAAAATAGGCCACGTCTCTGCCGTTATCTAACAGTGCAATGGCATCAGCCATGGGCTCCGTCACAGTAACCTTATCGTTGAATACCGTATCAAAATCCTTGTACTTCTCCCTGCCGGTATTGATTACCGATATGATTGCGTCATTCTTTTCCTTCGCCAGCGCAGTCTGTTTTACCTGAAGCGCTGTAGTGGCGGTCTCGCGATCAGAGTTCTCTTTATCCGTAATCGCCTTCTTCGCCTTATAATCTGTCAATGCCTCGATATAGTCCGCATCACTATCGAAATCACGTGAATCGGGCTTCAAGTCTTCCTTACTTGCATCCGCGCCAGCTACCTTCGCCTTCAGTTGCTCGTTCTCTTCACGTAGCAACTCCGTCTCGCGTTCAGCGGTTCGTCTCGCCTTCGTGTACTTATCTAACTTTTTCTTCACCCCAGCCGGAACCTTGTCCGTATCAGCATTTTCTTCGACTGTGGCTTTTACGCCAGCAGCTTCCTCTGTTGCTTTTGTGGCCTCTGCCGCTGCTCCATCTGTGCCTTCCTCTGTGGCCTTTGTTCCTTCCTCTGTGGCCTTAGCGGCCTCTGCGGTTGGACCTGGCTCACCCTTCTTTACCGTAGCTCTCATCATATCAACGGAAAAAGAGTCTTCACCCACATCTACCACGCCGCCCTGAATTTCCTGAGAAACGCTCATGCTTACTTCGCCAGTTTCCTGTGCCATCGTACTACTCCTTTCATGCCCGGTGTTACGCGCCGGTACGGTTATTTTTAGCCTGGGCAACAAAAAAACGGCCATATGGGGTGTGGCCCACACAGCCGTTTTCTTGCTCTTACGTCTCACTGCCTCGCCAGACAGTAAAAACCCAGTTATTATTTTCAGTTACCAGTTAAAAGATCGTCACGCCTTTTCTTCGTCCAGCTTATGATCACCGCACCAGTCATTAGTGAAAACTACCGGATACCCAAACAATGTTGGCGCGTGCCTTCGACACCTGCCAACACGTTGAGACGTCCTGAACAGCTCCCTTTTCTTTTCGACAAACCACATACACGTACCACATCGCATCCCGGCCGATCTATGCGCCCAGGGATCATTCGGATCGTTGTCCTTGGCAGCACGCATCGTGTGCCGCGCCTGCCTTACAAGGTCAGGCTGTTCCTCGGATACTGCTTGTTCGGGACGGTCTTCCGATATGTCCTTCAAAAGCTCTTCTTTCTTCGCCCTGTCTTCACTTTGCTCATATCCCATTTTTAATCCTCCATTTCCTGTTTTTTAAGTTTCAAGTTTCGGTTATTTTTTCTTCCTCTTAGGCCCCGGCTGGCGTGTCGTGTTGCGATTAGGACCAGAACCGTTCTCCCGCCTTTCACCGCCGCATGCGCCTTTATCTCCCCTGCCTGGATGCCCTCTATTTTCTTTTCTTGCTGCCATAATGTTTTCGTCCGTCCCTTCCAAGTTTCTATTTTCTTCCACCAACAACAACCTTCTTTTCCCGATCGAGTATAAAAAACCCGGCCGGATCACCAGTATCTACCTTGTAAATCGTGAGAAAATACAAAATCGGCTCGCCAGCCTCATCCCGCATTGTAACGACTTCACGCCGAAACTCCTTCTCACCCTCGACCACAGTCGCCACACCACCTGCACCAGTCGCCGTTATCGCAACCTCCGGCATCCCAGCCTTCGGCGCCATACCAGCACACCCGCCAGCAAGCACCATACACACCAAAATAACAAACAATTTCCTCATTTTATCCTATCCTCCATTTGTTTTAAATCAACTGCCTCTCACCATCAGTAATTTCCCGATAAGCTATCTCGAATACGGCCTTTGGTGACCACGACACATACCCATCGGGATAAACGACCTTGTATCCCGGTCTGGCTTTGCATACTTTTCCCAATCCCTTTACTACAGGCAAGAATGTAAGTTCGTCCATCTCTTCTGCCTGAATAATTTTACTTCCTATGTAGCTTTTCATCTGAACCCTCCTTTTTTTAAGTTTCAAGTTTCAAGTTTCCAGTTTCCAATTTCTACCCTCACTGAAACGTAATAATCTTCTTAGCCTCAGTAGTGCTCTCGCCCCGCTCAGTCTTTCCCACAAAATACTCGAGCGTGGCCTTAAACAGATCAGCACACATGGCCACGGCCGTCTTCTGATCCTCCGGGATCCCGTGAAAAGTAACCTTACCATCAGAATAGTAAGTAACCCTCAAAACATGTATCGGCATCCGCTTCCCGTATTTTACCTTATTCTCACTCATATCGTTCCTCCGTTTTTCCTGACAGCCTTCAGCCTTCAGCCTGTCCCTCAGCCAGCAGCGCCTCAACCTCCGCAGCAATATTCCCCTTTTCCCCAACCAGCTTAGCTTCTTTAATCTGATTCTCCAGCTTCAAGCCCGCGAGCTTTTCCGCCTCCTGCTCATTCTTCAACGTCTGCTCCTGCACCTTCAGTTCCAGCAGCGGATCTGGCGGTGGAGGTGGAGGCCCGGGTACTTCGGGCGGAGGTGACCCGTCCGGGCCTCCGAGCATGGAACTATCTTCACCGGCATCACCTTTAATCTCATCCTCAACCAGCCCCGGCGGCAGCATCTTCCTGAACCGTTTTGCAATCTCATCCGCACGCGGCATGTCCATCTCGTCAAACAGTATATCCGATATGATATCAACCCTTTCAGGCGTCATATTCGGCAGCAGCATCCCCATCTTATCAACAAACTCGTCTCGTTGCGTTGAATAGCTTGGCCCGGTATCTATATCGACATCATATTTCCCAACCGAAAGATTATATACCTTGCCATCCTTATTCGACTCACCATTGATCCCGACGATCTTCTCTTTATAATCCGGACCCAGGATGCGTTCGGTCTTTTTTCGATCATAAACCTGCGGTATCATCCCAACCAGGATCTTGCCGCACGTCTTTACACCCTCCGCCATATTATCGACATACGCATAATGCCCGAGCTCCCCGGTTTGCCTTCGTTCACGTAACGCGACCCCGGATCGTTCATTACTCTTTTTCCCAAGCATCGCATCCTGTATCCCGATTGTATCCTTCTTATCCTGCCCGGCCAGCATTATCTCCTGCAACATGCCTGGCGATCCGGTCGGCGGTTGCTCCCGCCACGGCTTCAGATTGGGCTGGTTAGGATCGGGCTTATATGGCAGATAGAAATACAGCTCTTCCGCGGCTTTATCCCATACGTCCTTATATGACCCGAGCAGCGTATCCGCGATCAGGTATGGATTCTTAGGCGCCAGGGCAACCGTCTCAGTATGGCTTGAACGCCAGTAATCATACATCCGCACCGCATCCTTCGAGTGCCGTGCAATCCCGCGAACCTCAACAACGCCATTAACACACAGTTCCTTACCCCATACGAGCACAACAGGAAACATAGGCCCGTTTACCTTAATGGGACCCTCGAGCGTGCTCTTACCATCGACCTTCTCCCACCATATCTCAGTTATCGGAACATCGCGTTTACGTTTAAACTTGCCATCCTCATCCGGCTCGTTACTCAAAGACCCATCATTCAGGACATATATCGTTCTGGTACCAACCTGTTTGCGATAGAAGTATTCCGCAATCCGAACCTTTTCACCAGATCGCCAGTTCTTGAATGCATCACCGGCAACCGAAAAGTCTATCGGAGATCCTTTATATTTCGCCGCGTATGAATCAATCGAAATATCCTCAACGATAAAGAAATACTGCCCGTCCTGCTTATCGTCCTGTAGCGCATCCGAATCATAATACACCGAATACGGATTTTTTATCTTGCGTATGAAAATCTCCTGATCGAAATCCTCATCATTGGAAAACTCCGTGACAACCCGAAAGGCGCCACGACCACCGGCCGCGGTATGCAGCCCGGCATATCCATATATCCGACTTGCGCTACTTTGCCGTTCAATCCTGCGTATCAAACCGGCAATAACGTCCGCCGTCCCGGGATCGGACTGGCTGTCAACACCATGTACTGTAACACCAGGCTTATTCGACCGGATCGCACCATCGATCTGATCAAGGTACGTCGGCAGATCGTTTATCGTAAGACACGGCCGGCCCTTGCGACTCGCAAGAGCTTCAGGTGTCCAGTGCTCACCATTGATGAAGTTAGTATCAGCAGTGCCTTTGTCGCGCTCATCCTGCTCGTTTATTACCGAACGATCCAGCCGCGACCGAATCTCCTGCATATGATCAGTCTTTATCGGTTCAACCTCAACCGCCTCACTCGTCTTCGGAACTTTCTGCTTAGCCATTCTTTAGTCTCCTGACCCCGGCTGCCTGCCCTGAGTTTCCAGTTTCAAGTTTCAAGCCCTTGCCCCTACCTCAAGGTATAAACAACCTTCCCGGACCCATAAACAGAACATTCAAGATCATACCAGGCACCCGGCGATCTCTCGATCGTTATCTCCGCCTCGTCGGTCTTTGTCTGCTCTGTCTGCCATTCATCGTCATCGATCTGCGGATACCGGCCTGAATTTATTTCCAGATTACGTCGCAGCAATACCGTCGCGTTAAACGTACCGGATATTGAAACCCCAAGCGGCCTGGTTCGGCCAATATATATCGGAGCTGAAATCCCGGTTGCCTCAAAAGTCCCTGTGATCATATCAAAATCCCCCTATCTCAATTTATATGTAACATCAGAAGCATGCGAAGTGCAGGCCAGATGATACCACCCGCCTTCAGCGTGCTCTATTGTATATTCCTCAGCAGTAAGAAACTCCTTCACTGTGCCCCAGCGCGGATCATCAATCTGTGGATAATTGGCTGAATTTATTTCACCAATACGCTGAAGTACAACCTTCCCGAGCTTCCCGGGATCAGTAACCGAAACACCAAGCGGCGTGCCGCGGGCAATATAAATCGGATCCGAAATCCCCTCAGCCTCAAAAACCGCATATATCATGCCCGTGTTAGTCCTAAGTCCAGCCATTTATTTCACCGTCCCATCCAACTTGCTTCCCCAGCTTCAGCGCGCGGCCTATAAGGATCAGCGCCCTCAATCGGCTTAGTCTTCGCGATACTCAGCCCGGACATTATCATATACCGCATACAGTCCATGTAATGATCATTCATCTTAACAACCTTACCATGATCATTGCGCCGATATATCCGAAACTCTTCCGTCCAGCCGACGAGCGTATTAAACACCTTCAACCCGCCGGTCGTCATCCGCTTCCAAACTTTAAGCGTACCGGCCTCAACCGCATTAACAGCCTTAACCAGATCGAGTCCCAGGTCAAGATATTCGGTAAGCAGCTTCGATCCATCCCTTTGACCACGGCCA